CTTCCCATTAGTTCTACCATATGAGCCAGTGCAAGGTGGATTCTATGGTTTAAATTTGCATTACCTTCCATATATGATGAGAGCAAAACTTCTTGGACAATTAATGGAAACAGCAGACTCGAAATCAATTAATAGAGACACCAAAATGAGATATAACTGGGCATTGCTGAAAGCTGTAGGAAATGAAATCAAACCTTGTGTAAAAAGATATCTGACAAGTCACATTGTGACACAATATTATAAGGTAAACCCAGAAGATTGGAAAGCAACGATATTTCTTCCGATTGAAAACTTCATGGGTGCAAATAAAGATAAAGTATTCAGAGATTCGAGGCAAATGATCTAATGGCAAATTTTCAACTAAATGATTTCATTACAAAAATACGAGAAGAGGATCTTGCTCGTTCCAGTAGATTTGAGGTAGTATTTACAACTCCAGGAAAATCTAATAACGGTAGAGGTGTTTCGCTTCTTTGTGAAGAAGCTGCAATTCCTGGATTGATTTCATCATTTGTTCCAACGAAGATTGGTAACTGGACAGAATACCGTATTCACGGTTTAGAATTTTTTGGCGACAACGCCACATTTACTTTTTATTGCGACACCAATTGGGGTGTAAGAGAATATTTTGAAGATTGGATTGGTTCAGCGCAAGTAGATCCAATCTCTAAAGAAGTCGGATTCTATGACGACTACACGGCAGATATTGAAATATATACGTTAGACCGTGGAGATAATAGAACTGGAAAATGGTGTCTCAGAGATGCATTTCCAAGACTGATCAACTTAACACCAGTATCACAAGCATCTGATGCACCAGCAAGGGCAACAATAACCTTTGCATATAAGTATTGGACTTCTGATACTCTTGAAGAAGGATTCCGTGGTGGCGGTGGCAGACTTGGGAACATTAAGAGATTTGTTAATATGTTTAAAAACAATGGAAAAGGTTTTAAAGACCTTTTTGATATTGATTAGGAGTAAATTATGACATTACCACAAATTGATGTGCAGACATTTGATGTCAACATATCATCACTAGGAAAGAAGTTTAAGTTTAGACCTTTCTTAGTTAAAGAGGAAAAGTTATTAGTTATGGCGTCAGAGTCTAGCGACAAAGGTGACATGATTAATACTGTTCAACAAATTGTAACCAACTGCTCACTCGGTAAAGTGAATGGTGAAACATTGCCTATTTTTGATTTACAAAAAGCATTTTTAGAAATCAGAAGTATGTCAGTGTCAAACATCATTCCTCTTACAACAAAGTGTGGGCATTGTGAAGCCGAAAATGATGTTGTGTTCGATCTTGATGAAGTTAAAATCAAGAAATCAAAAGGACACAGTAAACAAGTTAAAATTGGCGACACAATGGTTATTGAAATGAAATATCCAAAAGTACAACAGATTGAAAAACTTTTGGGTGATAACGCCGAAGATATTTACAAAGTAACTGCAGATTGTATCGAAACAATCTATCATGAAGATGAAGTTATTGAGTTTCAAGAAAGTCCTTTAGAGGAAAGACTTGATTTTATCGAAGGTTTCTCAACAAAACATTTTGAAGGAATTAGAAATTTTTACGAAACTATGCCTACATTGTTACATACTATTGATTACACGTGTAAGGCATGCAAAAAGGACAATACTTTAGTTATTGATGGATACGAAAATTTTTTCGTCTAAGCCTCTCTCACGAGACCTTGCAGAATTTGTTCAAGACGAACTTTTTATTGATGCAAGAACACAAATATTCATTGACGGAGATAGAGTCAATGGTTCCTTGGGAGAGGGAAGTTTACGTTGCTATGTTAATTGAACATCTAAAGAAAAAAGCGGAAAACGCAAAACAGAGATAGAAAAATGGCACAAGAGTTAATGGCTTTAAAACCAGAATTGCAAAAAGAAACAGGGGATAATGTAATAGGATTCCCTGATCTGATCAGTCAGCGAAAAGGAGATGCATCTTTTGCACCTATTGCTATGCAGAATGGATTCCAAGCAATGGCTGGTGGAAGCAGTGGCGGTGGAACAAGAAATGCACCAGAAGGTAATGTTACTGCATTATTTGGCGAACTACAAGCTGCATCCGAATTATCTCTTGACGAATTAGCAAAACAATCTGAGTTATTAAAAGACATTAAACAGAATACCGATCCAAAACTTTCATCTGCAGGTGGACAGAAACCACCAACAACTGAAGAAGATATTAAAAAGAAACTAGAGGGTGACGAAGAAGAGATTACTGAAGAACAAGGTAACAAAATTATCAAACTCTTAGATGAGGCAAATGGTACTACAGCAAACTTGGCGATGTTTATGGCTGCTCTTGGTGGATCATTATCTGCATTAAACACCACTGGTGACGAACTGTTAGACGGTGGTAAAGGTGTGGCAAAACTTGGCGTTGCCTCTGCTATGTTAACTGGACGTTCTGCAATTAATGTGGGTAGAAAACTCGTTGGTAAACCTGATCCAAAAAAAGTTGACCCAAAAGCAAATAAACAAAATCAAAATAGTAAGAATCTCGAACAAAAACAAAATCAAGACAACAAAAAGAAAATTGAAAACAAAAAGACTACACCACCAAAGAATTCTGTAGTAAAAGAGGCAGGTAAAAAAGGATTAGCAAAACAAGGAAGAAATGTAGCATTAAGAACATTAGGTAAAATCGCTCTCGGTGCAACAAACCCAGTGATTGCAGTAGGATTAGCTGCCTCGGGACTTTATGATTTAGGCACTTTTGGAATGCGTGCATTAGGATATGGCGATAAGGTTGATGCATTCGAAGATGGAGTAGCAGATTTCCTTGGGATTGAGAGCGAAGAAGAAAAAGCAGAAAGACTAGACCAAGAAAAAGCTGCAAGAACAGAAGCCACTGATAGAATTATCACTAGGATTCAAGAGTCTGATTTATCAGACGAAGATAAACAAGCAGAAATAGAAAGAGTACAAGAAGCATTAAAAAATTCTAACAATCAAGCTACTGGTCGTGGTGGTGCTGACAAAAGATCAAAAGGTAACAGAGTCTTAAAACAATTCAAAGAGAAATATAATGTTGAAGATTTGGTTGATCAGACTACTGCACCTCAACCTCAATCTTCAAAACAGGTTGAAGAAACTACTCAAGAACAACAACAAGCAATGTTAGAACAACAACAACCTATTGTCAATGTACCAGAGCAACCTGCACCAAATGTAAATATACCACCACAGCCTGCACCAAACATACAAGTGGCTGCAACGCTTCCAAGAACAGGACTTCCAAGAGATTTAGAGTTGACAACAGGACAGGCGAGACTACCCAAGTTTATCGTATCATAAAAAAAGGGCAGATGTTTAGTCTGCCCTTTCTTCTACCTTAACTTACGCAGACCATGATGTGCCACGATATATACCGTGTTTCATCTTGGAACTATTCTGTTTAGGTAAGTTTTTGTAAGATACTCCTCTATAGACACCAGAGTCGATTGCGACTCCTTTTTCTATTGCTTGAGGAGTGACCTTGATACCGCGATAGTATTCCATAACACTTCTCCCTTAATTTTAGTTAAAAGAAATGCGTTCCTTCGACTTTCGGTCTCGTTCGGCGATTGCCTACTAGCTAACCCACAATGTGGAGGTTTTCAGGTCTACTTCCGTCTCTTGCGAGATGAACGTGATACAATTATTTATAAGAATAAAAAAAGGGGATCCGAAGATCCCCTTTCTCAGTTAGACTAACTGTTTAGTCGTCTTCAGCCAATTTAGCAAAGTATGACAATGTGTCATCCTCGTCTTCATCAGCATTACTGACAACAGTGGCAGGAGTCGATTTATCAACAAAGATTTGATCTTCAACATCACCAGTTTGTTCAGCTACTTTCTCAGCAGTTGTTACTTTTGCACCACCAGCAAGAACCATATCTAATTTGGTTTTCAACTCTTCATAAGACTTGAAGTTTTTAGGATCTACAATCTCTGCAAGAGAGTGCTGTTTAGCCCACAATTCCTCAATCGCTTCATCAGATTCAGCGACAGGTGTAGGAGTTGACTCAAACTCAGACTTGTCATAGTTTCTATAACCATCAACTTGTCTTGCTTTTAGTTTGAAATTAACACCTTCCCAGAAATCAAATGGGTTTACTGGAGTCTCGTCCTCGAACTGAGGTTGCATAACGTCTTTGATTTTATCAAAGATTTTCTTACCGAACTTGTAAAGCATTACTTGTCCTTCGTTTGAAGGATTAGCAGGATCTTTTACAACAAGAACATTTGCATAGTAAGAAAGTCTACGCTTCTGTTTACGAGCGAGATCTTTGTTTGCCTCGACACCACTGTTCCACAGTTCGCTGTTCAATTCAGAAACTGGATCCTGTTGGTTTAGAGTTGTGAGGGAGTTTTCGATGTACCATTTACCAGTTGGTCCTTGGAACCCATGATTAAACATTCTAACCCATGGAAGTTCCTCGCCTTTAGGGGCAGGCAAAAAACGAAGAACGGCATAACCGTTACCAGCGGAATCTACTGAGAGTTTCCACTCGTTACCATCGTCTTTTTTGTAGTTGGTTTGAGGGGCATCTATTTTTTCGACCTCTTTCATTAGGTTGTCGAAAGAACCTCTTGCTTTACGCAAGTCAGACAGTGTATTAAACGACATATTTTTTCTCCTGTATAGCGTTATATTTACGTTGTATATTTTGTCCTTTATCAGCGGACGAGTTATTTATAAAGATTCTCACCTATATATCTCATTTCGTCTGTTAATTTGACAAATGGTCGATATTTTCTTATGAGCAAATGTATGCCTTCTAAGAAGATATCTGGTGTATTATCGCTCATTTTAAACAATTTGTCAAGCAAAACTAACGTCTCAATTGAAATTTTTTTTCCAAGATATAGACGATAGACCAATGCATGTTGTCCTTGATCAGCGACAAATGGATCAGAGATAGATTCTTTTTCCATCTCTAATTTTATCAGTTCGATATCTTGTTCAAACTGATAAACTCTTCTTGCCTTGCGAGCCTTCCATTCCTTATAAACTTCGGAGGCACGAGTATCAAACATCCCACCCCATTTATCTCCAGAAACAAAGTTTGCTACGAGCAAGTCAATAATCTCTTTCTTTTTATAATCACGTGCAAGTTTACGCATTGATATAATATCTTTCCTTTTCAGGAATGCTTTCTCACTCGCCTTTACACCACCACGTGTTTTTGTAATATCGTATTTTTCGGTTGTAAAGTGGAGTTTGAGAGCAAGATATAACTTGTAAACTTCAAACGGATCCATTACAAAGGCAACTTCCCAGACTTCTCTCCTTTGAGAAGATTAAGGTCGGCTGCTTCGACTGCAATCTTTTCTTTTAGATTTGCAGTAAGCAATTTCTTAACAGATTCTATTTCCATATTATTCTTTTCACAGAATGCAACAATGGTATCAATATAACCTGACTTAGTTCTCACAGCTTCTTTTTCTATGTGTTGTGAGAAATCAGACGAACTTTTAAATTGTTTGGTGATGAGATATTCATCAGTAACCTCTGATGGATCTGTATTCATATCATTATCAACTACAACTTTTGGCATCGTATCTCCGTTTCCATTCTCTAATATATTCAATGGCATCTTGACTCCTTTTTATATAGGGTGTATCACATCGCGTATGTTCGGCTTCTCCTTTCCTATCAAATTCGTATATAATAGGATGATCAAATGCATCAGCTATTTGTTGAATCGAATATGGATGGTTAGATCCGAAATGCGCTTCCTTAATTTTCTTTTCCGCACTAACGAGATTTGCAACTCCCATGGCAACGTCTTCAACCCATGTAAAATCTCTAGTTTTATTACCAGTTCCAAATATCCTGAGACTCTCACCTCGTTCAACTTGGTTTTTAAATGCTCTGATCACAGTACTGTGTTCTCCGTAGTCTGCCTCTCTTGGACCATATACGTTATAAAAGTACATTAAATGATATTGCAAATTAAAACTTCTCTGATAAAAATTCAATGTTTCCTCACACATAGCTTTTCCAAAGGTGTAAGGGTTTGAGTATGCATCGCTAAAAATATTACTTGATGATGTTGCAAAATATAATGGACAATTATACCGCAAAGCATACTCGCAGACAACCACTGTTGGGTTTATATTATTTAAAATAGACTCTGCAGGATTCTCAAATGACATCCTGATTCGAGGTGTATTAGCTAAATGAACAATGGCGTCACATGGTGGTATGATGGAAGTACACACATCTTCGAATATATAATGAACATTCGGTTTGTGTGTAACAAACTTACCATTTCTTTGATCATCTATGACTGTGATTTCGTAACTTGCTTCTGCAAATAACTCAACTAAATGACTTCCAATAAAACCACAACCACCAGTAACAACAATATGCATATCTATTTCGGTCTATAAAATATATGTGTATCAATCTTAGCTGTAACTCTCATTCGTTCTGCCCAAGTAGGATTCACATAATCTGCATGATAAAAAAGTGCACCATCTGTTAGATCCATTTTTGATTCCATTGCATAAAGTGACAACATATAAATGGCTTGGTATTTTTTAGTATTATTGACAGTATCTGGTTTACCGTCGCAATACCAAGAGAATTGACAGCGATGTCTATAAGGATATCGCTTTCCATCTTTTTTTGATACATAATGTGGTGCTTCATAAACTACTTCACAAACTGTATTTGGAAATTCTTCGGCTTCCACTCGGTTCATAGTTACATCTGCAACAGCCAACATTCCAGCAGTAGACTCGTTTCGAGCCTCATGGTATATATTTTGTGCCAAACAAGCAACTTGCGGTTCAGCATCCATACCTGTATGCTTTTCAATATCAGCAATAGGGTTTGTAGCCAGTGCGATAAGTATCGCACCGAATGTGTCTAGAAAATTCATAAACAGTCTCCTTTTCTAAAAATGAGGACTTCTGTTGCTAGGCGTCCTCTGACCCCGAGTGACTATGCAGCTAGTGCATAATCCTCAAAAGCAAAGTTATCGTTTGCGTTTGATTTAGTTCTTACGATTTCTACCAAATCCATACGGATAGTTAGAGGTTGCTTGCACACCTGTTCTCCACTTATCTAATCAATACCAGTCGATCCTAATTCACCCCCATGAAAAAAACTTTTAATGGTGGTGGAGGTGGTGGGAATTGCACCCACGTCCTGCATACCTTTTGATTCGCTTCAACGAACTCCTTATTTATACCTTAAATTGTATAATTAGTCAAGAAGTCTTTTAGACCTTCTTCAGATTCATCTATCTTTTCTAGGCAAATCTCCTGTATATCATACATTTCTTTTGCCAAAAAGTCAAGTTTTTTACTGATCAATGCATTTGGAAAATCCGATAGAGTATGCTCTGGACGACCAGATAAGATATAACTGGGTGTTCCAAGGATTCTCGCGAGGGAAGAAGCAGAACCATCATAACTAATCATTAGTTCTGTTTCCTGTAATGTTTTAATTGCTTCCAATATTGGTGTATCATAGTCTACAAACTTCACATTATCAAACTGGTTGTATAAAGGTTTCCAATTATTGTTGGTTGGGTCTTTCCATACCTTGTGATGTGCTTGTTCATAATCTTTGAATTGTACCTTATTGTTCTCTGTTGTGACGAATGTTACATAACCGCCACCGCCCTTCCATCTATGTTTCTGATCACAAAGACGATAGTTGTGGAATTTATGGTATGGTAAGTTGCTATGTTTATAAGGTAGGTTGTGTCCGTATTTTATTTTGAGTTGGACATCCTCAGTTTTCATAATGTCAAAAATCGTTTGAAGTCTAAACTCTACTTCTTCGCTGTCCTCTTTTTCATAGATATCTTTAACTCCTTTCTCGTTTTGGAAACACCAAAGAAGCAAAACATTTTCGCCAGTTTTCTCTGCAAGATTATTAATATAAGAGCAAGGAGAAGTCATGT